ACTAGACAAAGCAAACAGCCGAAGCGTGGCAGCACTGCGCTTCGCATCATACGACCCTGAACCATATGAGCACATTTGACAAACTGCTGTCCAACATGGGCGGCGCCAGCGCGGTAGATGAAAACACGCGCGAACTGATCTTCACCCTTTCCAAAATCATTGATGAGGAACGCACCTTGCAAGACATCGTGGATCGTGAGGGTATGACCTACACCACGCAAGGCGACAAAGGGCAGACCATGCACAAGACACGCCCAGAGTATGTCGAGCTGCAAAGGCTGCGCGATAAGAAGCGGGCGTACATTAAGGCGCTCGGTATCGGCGACGTGGATACAACCGATCCCGACTTTCGATGAGTCGCATCTACAGGAAGCGCAGCGTTCATCCTGTGAACTGGCTGCTGGATGAGATGACGGGCAACGCCGTCTGCATCCATGACATTGATTGCATCTATCGCAACATCGCCAAAGACTTCTGGCTGATGTTTGAATGGAAGAACCCAGGCGAAACGATGGGCAGCACCGGCACGCTGCAGAGCTTGCAGGAAATCGACGAAGCGTTTAGCAACGCCGACCCGACATATAAGGGCGCGTTCGTGGTGCGCTTCGGGTTCAGCATCGACACGTTCCCGCTGGACAATACCCAACAGATGGAAGTGGTTCACATGCGTGACGGTATCCTGGTCGAGGGCAAGACCTATCCCGACGGTGCCCGCAATGCTTTGCAACATATCCTTGACTATGGCCGGCTACTATGATGCAGAGAAAGGGGAACACGCCGTCGAGTGGATCGAGAAGTATTGCACGCACGTCAAGGGGGCGCTGGGTGGTCAACCGTTCATCCTTGAGGACTGGCAGAAAGATGACATCATTAGACCTCTCTTCGGCACGCTCCGTGAGGATGGCTTGCGTCAGTATCGCCAAGCGTACATCGAAGTACCTAGGAAGAACGGCAAAAGCAATCTGTGCGCTGCCATCGCCCTTTACATGCTGTACGCTGACGGCGAGCCAGGCGCAGAGATTATCTCGGCAGCGGGTGACCGCAATCAAGCCCGTATCGTCTTTGAGATCGCATCAGCCATGTGCGCGAACCACAAAGCCCTATCGGGTCACGGCAAGGTCTTGCGCAACAGCATCCACTACAAGAACAGCTTCTACAAAGCCATATCTGCCGAAGCCAACACTAAACACGGATTCAACGCCCACGCCGTCATTTACGACGAGCTGCACACCGCGCCGTCGCCTGATCTATGGGAAGTGCTGAAGACGTCGACGGGCGCAAGAACACAGCCACTCATCATTGCAATCACCACAGCTGGTCACGATACTTCGTCCATCTGTTGGGAGGTTCATGAATACGCGCAGAAGGTCAAGGAGGGAAGCATACAGGATGACACATTCTTGCCGGTCATATATGCGGCTGATAAGGATGATGACTGGACAAGCCCTGCGACGTGGGCGAAGGCAAACCCTGGTTACGGTACAATTTGCAAGGCGGATTATTTCGAGCAAGAGGTAAAGCGGTGCAAGGAGAACCCACGCCAGATCAATACGTTCCTGCGTTTGCACCTGAACATTTGGACGGCCAGCGAAGAGCGGTGGGTAACCGATGATGAGTTCATGCGCGGTGCCGACGCTATCGACGAAGACCACTTGCGCACGCTGCCATGCTATGCAGGCATGGACTTGAGTAGCACCAAAGACTTGACGGCGGTTGCTCTCATCTTCCGTGACGACGCCGCCGACTGCTTCTACCTCAAATGCCACCACTTCGTCAACGAAGACAAAGCGAAGAGCAAAAGCCTAAGCGGTGGGGTAGACTACTATCACTTTCAGCGGCAAGGGTTGGTTACGGTGACCGACGGCAACGTGACCGACATGCTCGCCGTGCGCCACTTCATCCAAGACATGGCAGAACGCTACGATCTGCGTGCGCTTGCCTATGACCGCTACATAGCTCACCTCGTGGTGCCATACCTTGACGGCATCGACTGTCAACCGTTCGGACAGGGTTACGCTTCGATGTCATACCCTACCAAGCAGTTCGAGCTGCTGCTATGCAAGGGACAGGTAAAGCATGGCGGCCATGAGGTGCTGCGGTGGCAGATGGGCTGCGTACACCTGGCACGCGACGAAGCCGACAACATCAAAGTCACCAAGAAGAAAAACAGCGAAACTCAAAAGGTTGACGGCATAGTAGCTTCCATCATGGCCATGGGTTGTTACTTTAACAACGCACGTGATGAAGAACCATTGCTAGAGGTCATCACGCTGTGACAGGGTTCATATTTGGTTAAGAGTGGGGGCGGGTCGCGACGGTGGCTCGCCCTTCTTAACTTGCAGCTATGGCTAATTGGTTTCAACGGTTGTTCAAGCGTGCCAGCGTGTCGGTAGGTTACACCGGCGCACCGGGCTTCACTTCGCATATGCGGCACTACGGTACTATGGCCGGTGCCAACATCAACATTGACCAGGCATTGTCTATCTCGGTCGTCTATGCCTGCGTTCAGCGCGTAGCATCTACCATCGCCCAGCTGAACAAGACGGTCATGGCCAACACTGCTCTGGGCACCCTGAACGTTGACAGCCCAGTAGATAAGCTCATCAACTACGCCCCGAACGATATGCAGACCGCATATGACTTCTGGGAGACCTACGTGGCTGACATCCTGCTGTACGGCAAGGCGTATGCGGTAATCATGCGCGACCCACGCACCGCTGCACCGCTTTCGCTGCACCGCCTGCCACCCACCGAAGTCGAGGTGAAGCTGGTTGGCGACACCCGTGTATTCGTTCACGGCGATCGCAACTACCTGCCCAATGAGATGTACTGCGTGCGCAACACCTACGGGCTGAGTGTGATTGAGCAGCACCGCGAGACGCTGGGACTGGCCAAAGCCGCGCAGGACTACGCAGCAGAGTTCTTCGGATCGTCGGGCAACATGACGGGCTTCCTGTCCAGCCGCGAGCCGCTGAAGAAGGAACAGATTGACATCATCCGCGACAGCTTCAATAACTCAGGCGACCGCCTGGGCACGAAGCTGCTGCCATTCGGGTTCGACTACAACAGGGTAAGCGTTGACCCAGCTAACGCACAGATGGACGAACAGCGCGACTTCCAGAACCAAGAGATCTGCCGAATCTTTGGCGTTCCGCCTTCACTGGTCGGCGTGCAGTCCAACGTGACCTATAGCAACACTGAGCAGCAAGCCATTCAGTTTGCCAAGTACACGATTGTCCCTTGGTGCAAGCGACTGCAGCAGGAACTTGATATGAAGCTGCTAAACGTCGACGCTGGCGAGTTCAGCAAGTTCGACCTGAGCGACCTGCTGCGCGGTGACAGCGCCAGCCGCGCCAACTACTATGACACCTTGGTGAAAGCCGGCATCATGAGCATCAACGAAGCCAGGGCAGCCGAAGACATGAACGGCGTCGATGGTGGCGATCAGCACACAGTACAGGTCAACCAGATTGCACTTGACAAGCTGGATGAATACAGCGCCAAGATTTCGAGCGATGCCGTATGATGACTATCCACAGGCGATGACCAATGCCGCGCAGCGCGGCTTTGACCTAAACGAAGAGAAAGGCGGCACCTGCGCTACGGCCGTCGGCAAAGAGACGTGCCGCATCCTGCGCAACCGCGAGACGCTATCCCATGACCGCACGGTGAGGATGTACAGTTACCTCAGCCGGGCAAGAACGTATTACAAACCAGACGACACCGAAGCGTGTGGTACTATCTCATATTTGATGTGGGGTGGCGATCCCGCCCTACGGTGGAGCAAAGCCAGAGTAGAAGAAATGGAAGAAGACCGTAACAATGAAGAACAGGTGGAAGAGCGCAAAGAAGTTTCTATGGAAAAGCGCACGCGCACTATGGAAGTCCGTGCCGCTGGTTCAATGGTACTTGAAGGCTACGCAGCCCTCTTCGACGAAGAGACCGACTTGGGTGCGTTCCGCGAAGTCATCGCACGTGGTGCATTCGACGATGTCCTCGAAGACGATGTGCGCTTGCTCATTGACCATGAACCGCCACCGCTCGCCAGGACAAAGAATGGTACCCTGCAGTTGTCAGTTGACGACAAGGGATTGAAGTACCGTGCCGAGCTGGTCGACACTCAGGTAGCCCGCGATTTGTATGCCATGGTCAAGCGTGGCGACATCTCGCAGAGCAGCTTCGCCTTTACCATCGCTGAACAAGAATGGGACAGCACGGCAGAGCTGCGCACGGTGACCAAGGTTGCACGGTTGTTCGATGTCTCGCCGGTGACCATGCCCGCCTACGAGCAGACCTCCGTGGTGGCTCGGAAAAAAGCAGAAGAGCCTGCAGTAGAAGAAGTAGAAACAGCACCAACAAAACAGGTTAACTTGGTGCGCAAATCGTGTCATATGAATTTCAAGACAAGCACTGACGCCCAGCAGCACATTCACCAGCTGGAGCAGAAGCTGGATTCGATTCAAGGAATCGCCAGCACGGAAGAGCGTGCGCTGACTGCCGAAGAGCTGTCAGAGACGCAGGACATTCACAGCAAGCTGGAAGCTGCCGAGCAGCAGCGCGACGCCCTTGCCAAGAACGAAGCACGCATCAAGCGCATGGCGCAGAGCGGTGCCGCTTCGGTCAGCGAAGACAAGGAGCTTTCCAAGATGGGCGAAGAGTACAACTTGCTTCGTGCCCTGAACGCTGTATCTAACAACAGCGCTCTGACCGGCGTTGAAGCTGAGATGCATCAGGAGGCCATGCGCGAGGCTGGATCTATGGGCTTGGCCATGCGGGGTAACATCTGCATTCCTTCCCGCTACCTGCAGATGCGTAACACCTACGGCAACGACAGCGGTTCCTCTGGTGTTGATACCGCAGGCACGACCACTGGCA